CTTTCCAATCAAGATTGGAGATTGGTTCGTTGATGCGCCATAAGTTTTTGTCATGGTTGCATCAATGAAGACTGGAACGCCTTGGATTGTTCCAACAAGTCCAGCAGGAGCGCCCGGATTGGTAACTGTTCCAGCAGCGTTGAATGCCTGTGAAGCGCCAGTGACAGGCACTACCAATGGGCGATTCTGTGAGTCAACCTGAGAAGCGAACCAGTACCAGACTGATGGAGACATGACGATTGCTTCTGCTGCCTTGTAACGGTTGGTGACAACTTTTGAAATCGCCTTGGCGATTGCAATTGCGCCGTTGACTGCTGTTGGAGTTGTTTCAGTCCATGTGACTGGAATTCCGTTGGTCGAGTCGGTTCCCAAAGTCACAAGACCTTTGAGAGTTCCTGAAGTTCCATCGCCAGTTCCAACAACTGCTGTGTTGAGCTGTAATGCATAGTCAGCCATCAAATCACCGAAGACCAAGCGATCAAGACCGCCAGCAAGTGGAGATTGTTCGACAAGCTGGATTGAGACATTCTCATATCCGGAGATTGTGCGAACTGGCGCTGTGACAGTGGATGTGACCATGTCGCGTGTTGTTGTTGCTGAGTTATCAGATGACTGCAAAGCAGCAAGCGTTCCTGTGGTGATTTGCGGAATGTTGATGCTGTCAGTTCCTGCTGGCAATGCCATAGTTGTCAAAAGATCCGCTGTCACTCTTGCCGCACGAGCAAATTCGGCATATTCATTGATTCAATTCTGTTACCACTCTTTCGAGCGAGCCAATCATTTCTGCTGGCTTCTCATGCTTTGTCATTGACATGAGATCGGACTATATCTTCACCCTTATTTCTAAGGGGCTTCGCGTGTAGTCTCTACGGACTCTCTGAAGTTCTCAGGTTGCCTCGGTATTGTCCTTTTGTATTTCTTGAAGGAGTTTCACCGATATAGCGAAGTTTTCAATTGGCGCTTACGCAGCCAAAGACCCAATCATGTTTAGGTATAGGGGAGGAACCAGATCGCCGCCGGATGTATCTGTGCGGTTGATATCGCGTGTTTCAATTGCAACTTCTTGTGAGTGGCGTGTTAGGCGTTCCCATGAATTGGAATCATTGCGAAGATGTGCGCCAATCATGTCGCGAACGAATGAATTGCGACCATCTTTGTCATAGGTCATTGTCTCTTTGGTGACTGTTGCTCCACCAAAGGTCTTGACTCCTGCTTCCTTGCGAGATTCTGCGATTGCTGCTGTGCGAGTTTCTACCTTTTCAGCAGTTGCGATGCGCTCATCAAGTGCAGCAATTTCTTCCTGCTTTGCTGATGCGTTATCAAGAGCTTCTGCGCTCACTTCATCGGTTGCCAGAGTTGTTTCAACTTCTGTGACCAATGCATCGCGCTGCTCCTTGAGTTTTGTTGCTAGAGACATTTTGTGTCTCCTCTCTTGGATTAGTTTTTTTGTGAAGCGTCAGGGCTGATGCGCCGAGGCTTATGCCTTGATCTTTGTCAAGGAATACTGTTTGACCTTGAGCTTCAACTTGCGCTTGGCAAGTTCAAGATCAGGTTCATCTGCTTTACGCATTCCAACTGATGTGGAGTCGTAGGCAGGAAGTGTGACAACTGAAACTTCATAGAGTCGCTCAATGTCTTGGATGGTTCGTAGTCCCTCATCACGAGTCTGACCATCTGGGGAGACTGTGAATGCAAAGCTCATCTTGTCCATATCGCCCCGGCGAATTGCTGAGGATAATTCCTGCGCCTTGGGATTGGTTTGATCAAGTGTGGCTTCCATATAGAGTCCAGTGTTATCTTGGCGAAGTTTCAAAGTGCCAGACTGCGTTGATGCCAGTGGGATTCCTTCCATGTCATGATTCACAAGGAGGAAGACTGGATCTGTGGATGCTAGAGCGCGAGTGAATGCGCCCGGAGCGATCACTTCTCTGAAATTCAATCCGCTGGCTTCTGAGTTGAATGTGGCGGCATATCCACCGATCTTCATTGTGCCATCATGAGTTTCAACTGCGCGAACCTCGGCAGTCATGGTGATGCGCTCTGCGGTTGCCATTGCTTTTCTCTGTTCGATCATGTCAATTTCCTCCGAGCGTGGAGCTGGAAGTGCTGTGATAACTGTGAGGATGTCTGGTCTGTGAACGACTGTCACATCCGTTGGAACCCAGCCATTCCCCTGCTCTTTGTAGATTCGGATCATGAATGCTGGAGCATCTGGAGTGGTCTCCAACACATAACCATCAGAAGATTTTGCTTGACCTTTGATCACTACCTTTTCAACTTTGCCTTTGGCGCGACCATTGGAAGTGTTCCAAGATACGAATGAACCTTCACCGATTCTGGCGGCTGAAGCTCGATCTTCTTCGACTGATTCTTCAATTGTCTCTTCAGTAATATCTTCTGATCTAGGCATGATCATCATCGGCATTGTTGCGCCTTCTGTATCTTCCTCAACATCATCTGCATCCATGCCTTGAGCATCGAGAGGATCTGGGGAAGGTTGAGTAACTTCAAGTCCAAGAGATGCTGTCAGTTGCCACTTCCAGAATTGATGTTGATCAATTCGACCTGCTAAGAAGTTCGCCACGCCTTGTTGATTGTAGGCAGTGGCACAATCGAAAGCATCTGAAAGTTCATCAAGGATCATGTCATTTGCAGTGAGCAAATCCATCGCCAAAGCAATCGGATCTTGCAAGGTTGTTGGCGCATCCTCAAGGCATCGGAGGGCTATGAATGCAGGGAGTGTGAATGGTGCGAGTGATCCGAGCTTCCTAAGATTCTCAGCGATTGGATCAATTGACTCATACACATCCTCATATATTTTTAGAAAGAGTTTGTGATACTCACTAAAGTCTGAACCTTTCACATTCCAATGAGCGCCATGCGCCCGGAAGTAGAAGCTGACAACATCTGCGAGAAGTTCAGCCAGTTCTTCATTCAAATCTAGAACCTGATTCATGTCAGCCATTTCATCCTCCTCGGATGCCATCATGGAAAGCGCTCTGGCGCTCTTTGAGATTTGATTTCTGATTTTTGTTGACCATGTGAATCCAGCATCCCCACCCCAAGCTGACCACGCCACTCTTCCGGGAGATGGGAATCCATCTTCTCCAGAATTGAATCCTTGCGCCTTCTTGTCCACTTCATGCCTTTTGAAAAATGAATACATTCTCAAAATTGTCTCAGCGCTGACCTTCGTTCCTGCTGCTAAGTCTTGCGCTCTCTTCTTTCCAGTAGGAGTGAAGCCACTACCAGCAAAGCCATCAGCAATCCAAGCCAAAGCTCTTTGTGCTTCATCTTGAACTCCTTTTGGTGGTGTGAAAGTTTCAGCCATTATTCAAGGACTCCCATCGTCGGAGCTGATGGATCGGCATCTTGACCTAATGGGGCAAGATCACCGCCAGCAGTCAAAGTTCCTTGGAACGCTTGATGGAAAGCATCGCCGCCGTCATAAGGCTCCATGCCTTCAATTTGTCGGACTTCATTTGGAGTTCTTGCGCCCATCTGAACATTGATCTTGTTGACTGTTGCGCGAGTTAGCGCATCAACTCGAAGAAGAGTGGAAGTATCGAATGCCACATCAACCCCGGGATCAAGGATCTTGGAGATTGCAATCTCGATTCTGCGGATCCAAGGAGCGATGGTATGAGTGAGGAAATTCAAGGAAGCCTGTTCGACATTCTGATAAGTCTGATTATCGCCAGAAGCGCCAATCAAGTGAGATGGAACGCGGAAGATTCTGGCTATATCTCGGACAATCTGCTCTCTGCTCTGAATCATCTGGGCATCTGAAGCTGATGTGGTGATTGGCGTGAACTTCAATCCATCTGAAAGAACGGCTGGCTTACGATGGCGGCGATGTGTTGCCTCCCAAGTCGCTTGAATCACGCGAGCCTGTTCCAGATTGAGTTTCTGTGGAGTTTCAAGAACTCCTGAAGGAGTGCCGCCCTCTCCATAGAACTGAGCGAGATGGCGATCCATTGCGATTGCTAATCCGACAAGATTTCTGGCTTGATTGAGTGGCGAGATTCCCACCAAGGATTGTGGTGGTGTGAACCATCGCAAGTGAAGCATCTCTTCTCGATCAATATCATTTCCAAGATGCAAATATCTGCGCCCAATTTGATCGCCAGTTGGAAGCACCTGCATCTGATAAGGATGCAAAGGAACCAGACCGATCATGTTGCCTGCGCGATCTCGATCAATCTTCACATATGCGTTGCCATGCAAAGCCATCGAAGCCATCATCTGATGGATCAATTCAAAGGTATTGGATTCAGGATCAGGATTGGCTAGCACATCAGGAATTGATTGCAGGATCCTTTGACCATTGCGCTCTGTTCGGTAGGCTCTCAATGGCATGGAAGCCACTGAATCGGCAAGCAGAGAGACTGCGCCAAGAACTACTGAAACACCAAGAGCTGTCCATTCATCAATCCGCTCACCTGCTGCGCTGGTCATGGATGTTTGACCATAAAGCTGGCTCAGTGGTGAGACATAGTTATTGAATTGTGGGTATCTTCCCACTGTGAATCCTCTGGTGAAGATGCTCATTCAATAACTCCTTCATCAGTCGCTCTTGTGGCGAGAAAACTTCCAGTCAAGATCAATGCTCCTCCTGCGATAAGTGCAGCGCCCAAGCCAAAGCACAAGCCAATTCCTGCGGCGATCATGCAAGCTCCAAGAATCTCAATCGTTGTCGTGATTATCGAAAACACTTGGAACCTCCTGCTCCCCTATTGACCAAGGATCAAATATCTGTGAGATATTGCCACCTTGGGATTGCCACCAAGCGGCGCGCTCTAGTGCCATCACTGATGAGACTGCTAAGTCAATTCTTCGTTTGGATCCTCTTGCTTCTTTGGCAAGTCTTGATCCTCGGTTGTCCACTCTCAAAGTTGCGTTCCCGATATGTCTGGCAAGTTGAGGATCCGCGTTCTGTGTAATTTGTTTATTGACCACCGCTTCAAAGAATCGTGTGGTTGCTGGTGTCATTCGTGAAGCTGTTTGTGGGAATGTGACCACCGGAAGATTCTCTTCTTCCAAGACTTGGAAAGTTCTCGCCCACCTGTACGGATCGCAAGCAATTTCCAAGACCTGCCATCTGATGGCGGCGTTTCGGATTGCATCCTCAACTTCAAGAACTGGAACCTGCCAGCTAGCATCTGCATCATCTGACTTCTCCCAGACTGCAACTGGAAAGATGTGAGGAACTTCCTCCACTGTCACTGCGACAATCGCAGTGCAGTCACCGTTGAAGCTGCCATCGAAGCCAAGAACGATGTCAACGCCATCGTGTACATCCCGTACATCTGCAATCGCATCCCATGATCCATGTGGAAGCCAAGTGTCTGAGGTTGATGTCCAAATGTTCAAGCGTTTGGTTTTGAATTCAGCTTCTGGCGTTCTAAGGATTGCGGATGCAAAGTCATCGGCTGCGACAATATCGGCAAAGCCCGGATTGGCTTCGCGCCAACAATCTTCTGAGCGATAGTCAAGTTCAGCGTTCGCTTCCCACCATGCAAGGAAGAAAGTTGGATCTTCAATTTCGCCAAGTACGACTTTCTTGCCGTATTCGTAAAGGGAGAAGCAGATCGAATCTTTGCCGCTGTTATCTGATTTCACTCCGGCAGTGGTGATGGCAACTAGCATGGGTTCAACTCTTGCGCCCATCGCCAAGCTCATCACATCGAAAAGCTCTCGATTTGGTTGAGCGTGAAGCTCATCGAAGCAGACCAGAGTTGGATTCAATCCTTCTTTGGAGAAGGCATCGGCTGAGAGAGCGCGATAGACAGAGCCAGTTTTTGGATTGTGGATGGTGTCTTTGTACACCGTCAGCATTGAGGAAAGTTCTGAGTGAAGCCTGACCATCTCTTTTGCTGTGTTGAAGACAATTTTTGCTTGCTCTTTCTCAGCAGCGCATGAGTAGATTTCTCCACCATTTGCGCCAAGCACTAGGGATTCAAGTGCTACGGCTGAGAGCCATGCTGATTTGCCGTTCTTGCGTGGCAGTCCGATCAGTCCAACTCGATGACGGAAAGTGCCATCAGCTTTCACTGCAAATAAATTG